CCCCCCGCCGCTAGGAAACGATGCGATGTGCGTAATGCGCGGCAAGGCAAAACTCGTGCAGGCTGCATGGTAATTAAGGAGTAAATATGGCGGAAAATCAAACTATAGCTTATATAACGCCCGATTATCTCGAGGTTAGGCCTCTTGGGTTTAATCCGGAAGCGGGCGCCGGAAGCGGCGAGGGTGATGAGGGCGGCGGCACAAACACGCCCGTGCCTTTTAACCCGTTTGACCACATCAGCGAGCTTGAACGTATCATCGAGGATTATTTGGCCAAAGAGAGAACCTTCGATAATCAAAATTTGCGCGACAAGCTGCGCGGCACGATCAAGGCCCTTGAAGAACTAAAAACCGAAGTAAAGGCGATCAACGGCCAAATTTCGGCGATGGTCAAAAATAAAGACGTCGCCGTAACTACCGATAACGAAGCTTTGGCGCAGGCGATACGGCAAGTCAATGCGAAATTTGGCGAAATCAACGCTAGCATAGATCAGCTCAAGCAAGCCTATGCAAGCGAAAATAGCGCGATAGCTCAAAAGTTCGACCAGCTTAAAGCGAGCTTGCCGGGAGAGCTCACAAACCAAATCACGAAAAACGTCGAAACCAAGGTAGAAAGAGGTCTGGACGGCAAAATCAGGTCTATGACGGCTGATGTAACCAATCTTGTCTCTAGAGCCGAAACCGAGCTGGCGAAGGTTACGAACGCCGCAGCCATCGCGACGGCGGCAAAAGAATACGTCGCCAAGGTCAAATCCCTAATCACGGATAATCGCGGCAGAATCACGGGCTGGCAGTTTAGCGACGGGACGAATCAACAAAGCAAATTTGAAATCATGGCGGATAATTTTCGTATCGCAAACTCGAGCGGAACGTATACGCCGTTTCAAATCATCGGCGGTAAGATATATTTTAGCGGCGACGTGGCGTTTGATCAGTTTAAGCAAACCAACACGATTATAAAAATCGAGCGTTTTGAGAACAATTCGGCAAACAACAAAATCATCCAAGCAAATTTTAACTCCAAGACAAACGCATGCATCCTGCTTTACAATGTAGCTGATTTGTCGCAGTCGCACGTGGCGCTTCTAGGAAGATCAAGCCGCGGCGCGGTAAACGATAAATTTATGATGGGGCCAAACAGCGCGGCGGTGATGCTCTATCTAAATCAGCAAGACGTAGTAGATAGGTAGCTTGTCTTGCTTTGCTATGCTTCTCTGCGGAGTAAAAATAAGGGCGTAGCTCTTTGCCCGTAAGGACGGGCTTGGCTCGTCCGCGGAGTAAAAATAAAAGGTAAAACATGTATTATTTTTTGGACGAAGACGGAGTAATCATAGGCAGCGGCACCGAAAAACACGGCGCGTACAAAAACGTCGAAGCGGACAAAGTAGATATCCCAAATGGGCAAAGCCCATACGGCTACGCTCTTAAAAACGGCAAATGGGAGCCAAGCGATGGCATGAGGGCGGCAGCAGAGGCTGAGCAAAAGGCGCAGATAAAAGCGCTCAAAGAAGAAGAGATCGCGAGTATCGTCGTAAGGACGAGTAGTGGGCGTAAATTTAAGGGCGACGAAAAGTCTCAAAACAGAATGAGCCTAGCCTTAGAGCGTGCGCGTAGGCTAGAGCTTGAGACTCTGGAGTGGAAACTAGCGGGCGGCGAGATCGAGCAGGTAACGCCGGACGAGCTTGAAGAGGCGCTAAATTTGGCCGTGGCAAAAACCAGCGAGATAGAACTATGCCGGTAAGCGACGAAGACTTTAACGCGCTCAAAAATAGCGTGCGCGCGCTGGAAAACCAAATAGATACGCTTCGAACGAGTATCGGCGGGATAGAAAGCAGAATCGACGCCCTGCAAAACTCTACGGACGCGAAATTTAGCGCCGTTTCAAAAAAGCTGGACGGCGCGGGCAAAGAGATAGACGAGCTAGAAACGCAGGCTAGCCTCGCAAGATCAAACCTTAACAAACTCAAACGGCAGATGAAGGGATTGGCGTGAGAGTAGCGAGCGAGGAGTAAAAAATGGCGCAAAAAATCAAAATAAAATACGATGAAAAATACATAGAAAATTTTAAGAAAATTTTGGCGGCGGCGACTTGCGTAGATTCGCCGTTTGTAAAAACCACGCAGTATATCAATGAACAATTCGATAACTACAACATCGACGACGAAGTAAGGGCTAGAACGATCTCGGGACTGCTCGCGGATCTATCTATAAATTTCACTCAAAACGCTATGCAAAATGCGATGGAGCTAGCGCAAAAAGAACTGACCTTCGATCAAGAACTGCGCGCTCTAGAGCTGCGAAATCAAGGACTAGAAAAAGAGCTAGAAGCGCTCGAGCTAAAAAATAAATACACGAAAGAAAAACACCCGCTAGAGATGGACCAGCTAAGGGCGCAAAACGATCTCACGGTCGCACAGATAGAAAAAATCAAAGCCGAGCAAAAGCTGGCCGAAGAGCAGCAAAAGGCCATCGAGCGGCAGGTAAAAGACAATCGTATCATCAAAGCTACGTCCATCCTAGGCGACTTTTTGCAAAACCTCGCCCAGCGCGATTTGATCCCGCCGGCATCTATGAACGAGCATTTTTTCAATCTGCTTGCGGCTATCACCAAAGGCGACGGCATCGCGGCAAAAGCGATAACGGACTACGAAATCAAGAAAGGCAAATAAAAAGTAGAAATTTAAGTATAACGCCGGAGGTAACATATCGCCTGAAGCCCCTTGCGGGGCTGGTTTTAATAAACCTTTGTAATCATTAGGCAAATTAATGCTATAATTACAATCAGGCGCTTGATGAGCATCTAATCTCACCTCCTCTCAGAGGTAAAACTAAAAGCCGAAGGCCTCACCCTCCGGCTTTGACCTCTAATCAAATTATACATAAATTTTCTTAATCCAAAAAATAGCATTTCGGCAAAGGAATACGCCCTCGCCGCAAGTATCGGCGTGCTTGAGTGTAGGCTAAGGGCGTCTAGCCCTTGCCGTGATGCGGAATAAGGAATAAAGTGCAAACCTATATCGCGTTTAACGACATTTTAAACATTACGAATCCCGAAGATAGCGACGTTTTTTCTTTTATGGCAGGCGCCCCGGCGTTTGACTATCTCTTTGCCGGCGGCTCGGCGTATAGCCCTAGCTTCGAGCCTATGCCAAATCTCGCCTCGCTTTTTATCTCTCAGAGCTATTCTCTCACGCTTTCGATTCTCGACCTTAATGAAGATTACGCCGAGCTGGCGCTGCTTCCTATGCAAATTTTGATATTTCGCGAGTGGAGTAAAAGAGCTAGGGACGAGGCGGCGGAAGCGGCCGGCGAAGAGATAGAGGATGCGGTAAGCAAGGCGGTAGATAAAGCCAGAGATATACTGCGCGAGAGAGACAAAGACTTCGCAAGCGCGGAAGGCAGGACGATAGGACGAAGCGGAGCGGTAAGCGGGGAGTTCTTAAGAGAGCTGGCAGAAGAGAGGAAAAAGGGCGCGTTAAGAGCGGCGCTGCAAGGATACGCTATGAACAAGTGGGGGCCGCTAGGAGCTATCGCGGCGGGCTGGGCGTACGACGGGCAAATAAGCGTAGCCACGATCCACGACGTAGTGACCGCAAGCCTAAAAAAAGAGATGGTAAGCCTAGGCGTGCAGACGCTATCAAAGGCGTTTGGCATAACCTCGGCTTTCGGTACGATAGCCATAGGCTTTGCGCTAAATAGCCTTTTTACGGAAACGTTTGAGGTGATGAGTGGGCTCGATAACCATTTTGGCTTCGGTGGCGATTTGGCGGGGTTTACGAGCAGGGGAGAACCGATGTATGAGCAAAAGATAGGGTTTTTAGACGGCGTAAAAAGGGCGCTTGGTTTTGATATAGGCAGGATCGAGCTAGAAAATCAGTATGGCCAAACGGTGGGCTACGAGTGGAGAGGCAAGAAATTTGAATACGTGCATCCGATAGATAAATTTAGCGACTACCTAAACACGCCTGCAAGAGACATGGGGCTAACGCGCGCAAATAGATTTATGGATGCGGGCAGCATAATGTCAAGAATGAATCAAAACTACAGCCGCTCTCAGATAGAAAGGGCGTTAGAAAAGAGCACGTTTGGCTCCGTGGCGGGGTTTAAGCCCGACGGCTTTTCGCCGTTTGGCAAGCAGCTATACTCCGCGGCGTTTGATGACGTCTTAGACGCAGTGGAGACTGCTATAGCCAAAATGCAATACGGCGCCGCAAGCTCGCAAACCGTAGGAGCAAACAAAAGTACGTTTGAAGGATTTGCCGGGTCTAGATTCGGGCAGACGGCATACGAATATCACGGATACTCAAGGTGGGGCAAGACGCTTGGAATGCAGAAATTTAAAGAGGATTACGAGCGCGGGTTTTTCGGTAATTACGGCAACAAAGATTCGCGCGGCGGGATAAATAATACCGGAGCGCACAGCAGAGGCGGCGCAATGGCG